TTGAGGGAATACTTGAGCTTGCGAGAGAAGGAGAGCATCCAAGAGCATATGAGGTTGCTGGAAATCTTATCAAACAAGTCTCAGAAGTTACCGAAAAACTAGGTGATCTACAAGAAAAAATGAGAAAACTCAAAGAGGTTCCTAATACAGCACCAAAAAGTGTTACTAACGCTTTGTTCGTTGGTAGTACTGCTGAACTGCAAAAAATGCTAAAGGAAAAATAATGTACGAATATAAATGCAAAATTATTAAAGTAATAGATGGTGACACAACTGATGTAGATATTGATTTGGGTTTTGGTGTGTGGATGAAGAAACAGAGAGTTCGATTCTATGGTGTAGATACACCAGAGTCGAGGACAAGAGACAAAGAAGAAAAGGTCTACGGTCTTATGGCGAAGGAGTTTGTTCTAAACCATCTACCAATTGGATCAACACAGACTCTACGCACTAAGAAAGACGGCGTAGGTAAGTATGGGCGTATCCTTGGTGAATTTCTTTATGAATATGAATATGATGGCCTCATTATTAAATCAACAGTCAATGAAGAGCTTATTAAGACACACAATGCGGTTCGTTATTTTGGACAGTCTAAAGATGATATTGCAGAAGAACATTTAGCAAATCGAGAATTGCTTAAATAATGGCTGATAATCAATATTTAGGTAATCCGAATCTGAAGCGAGCTAACGTCCAACAGAATTGGACAAAAAAACAGCTTGTTGAGTATCAGAAATGTATGGAGAATCCACAATATTTCATAGAAAACTATGTCAAAATAATTTCTCTTGATGAAGGCCTTATACCATTTAAGATGTATGACTTTCAGAAAGAAATGGTTGGTACGTTTCACAGTAATCGATTTACCATTTGCAAACTACCCAGACAGTCGGGTAAGTCTACAGTTATGGTATCGTATCTTTTACATTACGCATTGTTCAATCCCAATGTCAATATCGCAATCCTTGCAAATAAGGCTGCAACTGCAAGAGACTTGCTATCACGATTACAACTTGCGTATGAACATCTACCCAAATGGTTACAACAAGGGGTAATGAGTTGGAATAAAGGTTCCTTGGAGTTAGAAAATGGTTCGAAAATTTTGGCGTCATCGACCAGTGCGAGTGCTGTTCGGGGTGGCAGTTATAATATCATTTTCCTTGATGAATTTGCATACGTCCCAGCTAATGTAGCAGAACAATTTTTTAGTTCAGTATACCCTACGATAAGTTCTGGTAAAACAACTAAAGTTATGATCGTTTCTACTCCTCACGGTATGAATATGTTCTATAAACTATGGGTGGATGCAGAAGAAGGTCGTAACAATTATATACCAATTGAAGTTCATTGGAGTGAAGTTCCCGGCCGGGACGAAAAGTGGAAAGAAGAAACAATCAGAAACACTTCTCAGGCTCAGTTTAACACCGAATTTAATTGTGAGTTTCTTGGCTCTATTGATACGCTGATTACACCCCATAAACTTAAACAGTTAACATATCGCTCACCAAAACAGTCTAGTGGGGGGCTTGATGTTCATGTCCTGCCACAACCCGATCACACATACCTTCTCACTGCTGATGTTTCACGGGGAACATCAAATGATTACTCAGCATTTGTTGTTGTGGATGTGAGTGAAATACCATATAGAGTTGTTGCAAAATACCGTGATAATGAGATCAAACCTCTTATATTCCCCTCTAAAATCTATGATACTGCACGAGCATACAATCAAGCATTTGTATTGATTGAGGTTAATGACATTGGAGAACAGGTTGCTAACGCTATGCAGTTTGACTTGGAGTATGACAACCTTATTATGGCTAGTATGCGTGGGCGAGCGGGACAAGTCCTTGGAGGGGGGTTCAGCGGTGGTAGAGCTCAATTGGGGGTAAGAACTACAAAGGCAACAAAGAAGATTGGTTGTTCAAATCTCAAACAGTTGGTTGAGGATAATAAATTGATCATTGAGGATTACGAATGTATTAATGAGCTGTCAACCTTTATTGTTAAAGGCTCATCCTTTGAGGCTGATGATGGGTGTAATGATGACCTTGTTGCATGTCTCTTCATTTTTGCATGGGTCACAGACCAACAGTATTTCAAAGAATTAACTAATAATGATATCCGTAAAACGATGATGTCTGAGCAACAAGATGCTTTGGAACAGGATATGGCACCCTTTGGTTTCATAGTAAATGGGCTTGAGGATGAGAATATCGGAGAAATGGTAGACGAATACGGAACTCGTTGGGCTCCTATTGTAAGAGACAGTTCTGGCAGTTGGTAATATCCTAAATAAATTCAATTAGATCATTATGTTTTTTGATGTAACAGTTGGAACATAAAATAACAGATTGGCCAATTAGGTGGAATACCTCCTTGCGACTAGCATCGCTTGTTCCAACTCTCTTGGATACTTTGCGTATTTCTGCATCATGGGGCCAAAATTTGAGGCAAACATGCTCTGCCTCACCACAGTGAATACATGATTTTTCTGTGAGAAATTCATTTAGAAGGTATACTCGCTTCTGATAATTTCTTCGTGAAACTTTTTTGATGGTATCTTTATATTTTTCATAATGAGGATTCATAATTCTATTTATATGATATAATACTTATAAAAATGAGTTATGAAAAAGAGGTTTTTTATAAATATCTGTATAACAAACAATTCTCTTTAAGTTAGGAGTAAAGATATGGGATTTTTAGTTTCACCCGGCGTTCACGTTAGGGAAATCGATCTTACAAATGTTGTTCCTGCTGTATCTACGTCTATTGGCGCAATTGCCGGCCCTTTCGCAAAAGGCCCAGTAAGTTCAATTACTGCCATTAGTTCTGAAGAGCAGCTTCTACAAACATTCGGTAAGCCAAACAGTTCAAATTTTGAGTGGTGGTTCACTGCTGCAAACTTCTTGCAGTATGGTGATGCACTACGGGTGGTTCGTGCAGAATCAGGCATTCTAAACGCTGGTGCAAACAGTGGTATCCTCATTCGTGACGATGACCATTATGAAGCTAGTTTTTCAACAGGTCAAGGTTCTCACGGTGAATGGACTGCTCGTACCGCTGGTACTTTGGGTAATTCACTTGGTGTTGATATTTGTCCTAGCGCACGAGCATTTAGTCAACAACTAGGCACACTCAACTTAGTTGATGGTGCTGGTGCAATTGGTGATCTGACTATTACAGTAGATAATCAAGATGCAACTGATGCGACAATTGCAGTTGGAGATATTATCAAGTTCTACACAAACAATACTATTACTGCTATTAGTAATGGTGCAATTACGGTTGCAACCAAAAATCTTACGGTTGATGGTAATTCTGGTACGGCCGCAGTTGGCCAACGTGTTGTTGGTGCAGGTATTTCTGATGGTGATGAAGTGGTTAAGATTGCCACAGTTACTTCGCCGACTGCTCTTATCCTTGATAAAGCAATTACGGTTGCAGATAATATTCCTCTTGCACTTATTGCAAATACCGCAATAGAAACTGGTAACATAGAATATGAAGTCACATCAGTTTCGGGTGAAGATTTAACTATTCGAGTTCTTGATGATCCCGGCGGGGCCGGACTTCAGACAATCATTCCTGATAATTCATATATTCGTCGTCGTTGGCGCTTCAGTGATTTATTTGATGCAGCTCCCGGCACATCAGATTGGGCAATTGCAAATGCTCGTGGCGAAGAAGATGAGTTGCATGTTACAGTTTATGATAAAACAGGTGACATCACAGGTTATGATGTTGATGTTAAAGGACAACGTACATCTTCAGTTATTGAAGTGTGGTCGGGTCTATCTAAGAACTCAGCTGCAAAGACGACTCAGGGTGGTGGTAATTACTACCCAGATGTTATTTTCCGTGGTTCAAGCTTCATTTACTGGACAGATCATATTTCTGGCGGCACTAACTGGGGTACAGATGTTGCCACAGGTACTGACTACACATTAGTAAGTGGCGTTAATATTGATACTCTAACAGGTGGAACGGATGATTATTCTGTTACTGCTGGTGAGCTTGAACTTGCATATGATAAGTTTGGTGACACAGAAAATGTTGATGTTAATTTGATTTTGGGTGGGCCAAGTAGTGGTGTTGCAGATACAGAAGCAGGCCAAGATACTTTGGTAACAATGATCACAGACCTTTGTGAATTGCGTAGGGATTGCGTTGGTTTCGTATCTCCTTATCGAGGCGCAGTGGTTGGTGTTACATCATCCATTACTCAAACAGAAAATGTCAAGAATGCATTTGACAAATGCCCATCATCTTCTTACATGGTATTTGATAGTGGATACAAATACATGTATGATAAATATAGTGATGTGTATCGATTTGTTCCTTTGAACGGTGATACTGCTGGTCTTTGTGCATTTACAGATGCTGTTGCTGATCCTTGGTTCTCGCCAGCGGGTTACAATCGTGGTAGTGTTCGTGGTGCAATTAAACTTGCATATAACCCACAGAAAGCAGATCGTGATATTCTCTATAAGGCTCGAATTAACCCAGTGGTTGATTTTCCTGGCCAGGGTGTTACACTCTTTGGTGACAAAACTGCTCTTTCCAAACCAAGTGCATTTGATCGCATTAACGTGCGCCGATTGTTCCTTGTTCTTGAAAAGGCAATTGCCACTGCTGCTAAGTTCCAACTCTTTGAGTTTAATGATGAATTCACAAGAGCGCAGTTTCGTAATCTGGTAGAACCTTTCTTGCGGGATGTGCAGGGTCGTAGAGGTATTTTCGACTTTAAGGTAATTGCTGATACAACTAATAATACTGGTGAGGTCATTGATCGTAACGAGTTTATTGGTGACATCTACATTAAACCAGCAAGGTCAATCAACTTTATTACACTAAACTTCATCGCCGTTCGAACTGGTGTTGCGTTTAGTGAGGTAGGAGGTTAATCATGGCTAATATAGATGACTTTAAAGCAAATCTAATCGGTGGTGGTGCAAGAGCTAACCAATTTAGGGTAACTATTACTCCACCATCAGGTATCGCAATCGGTCTTGATGCTCGTAGAACTTCGTTTCTAGTAAAAGCCGCGGCATTACCAACTCGTGCTATCACAGAAATTCCTTTGAAATTCCGTGGTCGTACTATCTACATGGCGGGTGATGCAGCTGAACCAGAAGCTTGGGAAGTTACATTTCTTAACGATACAGATTTCATGATTAAAACTGCAATTGAACTCTGGTCAAACGGTATCAATGATTTTGCTCTTAATACTGGTGTTGTTT